TGAGTACGGCGATACAGTTCCCTTGGATGAGGGTGAGACCGCGACTTATTTGATCCTACCTACGCAGAAACAACCTAATTCAAATCAGGTCGTACATGAAGTTACGTGGTGTAAAATTGGAGACGCGGGTGATCTTGAGTACATCAACTGGGAAGCGATAGAAAACTTTGCCAGAGAGTATGACAAGATCGGTAACGAAGGCGAACGCAATCAAAGCCAAGTTATCTGTAAGTTATTAACGCTAGTGCGAGAGCAAACAAGGAAGGAGTGTTTAAATGGTTAAGCCTAGTCTTGAACAGCAGTTACGGGAGAAAATCCCGACTCTTGATTATAAAATTACGGATGACTTTGTTGGCGTGTTTGATGGCGTGTTCCCCGCCGAGTACTGCCAAAACTGGATCAAGTACTTTGACAAGATAGATTCAGCAGGGATGTCGTATTCCCGAGTGCAGGGCATGGATCGTCCGTCTCATGTTAATAAGGATCAGGCTGTAGACTTTCCGAATTGCTCGATCTATACGAACGATGAACTCCGAATTGAGTGTGGCGATTTTAATACAGGTTTTTGGAGTATCTGTTACCCACTTTATGCAGAGAAGTATTCAATCCTGCAAACGTCAGACCCGCACAAGATTTACACAATTAAAATTCAAAAGACTGTGCCGGGTGGTGGGTATCACATTTGGCACGCCGAAGACACCGCCAGAATGCAGCGTAGCCGAGTACTTGTTTTTACTCTCTATCTGAACGACGTTGAAGAAGGCGGAGAGACTGAGTTCCTGTATTTAAGCAAACGAGTTCAGCCAAAGACCGGTCGCATGGTGATTTGGCCTGCTGGCTTTACGCATACCCATCGCGGCAATCCCCCATTAAAGGGTGACAAATACATCATCACGGGATGGGTAGAATTTTAATGGTGCGAGATGGCACGAGACAAAAAGAAAGAGGGTAAGGTCTACACAAGGCTGTCGAGGTTCAATGTGGTTCTGACATTCGAGCAGTACAAGTTTCTGTTAGAGCGCAAACGTAAGGCGCGGGAACTCGACGAGCGGGTGAAATACAAAGACCTAGTGGAGCTATGGGGTATTCCTCAATACCACATGGCAGGTGCTGTTCACCGAGGGATAAGACAGTATGACGAACGAATCAAAGCCGAAGGCAGAGACCGTAACAGTAGACAACCAATCCCCGCCCGGCGCGTGGAAAGACGAAATGAAAGCTGCCCCTTGGGGTTATGGTCAAAGTCAGCAGACGCTCGTCGAGCGATCCTTAGAGAATATACGGAGAGCGGGGTTGTCCAACGAGGCTACAGTCCTTACATTAGAGCTTCTTACTTTGAGGAATGAACTAGAGTATTTGAGTGGGAAGGTTAAAAAACCATGACATATCCGTGGGTAGGGCTACCTTGTTTTCCCTTGGTAGTTAAAGAATTTATTAGCGACAATGAATGCGAAGATTTGCTGACGTTTTTATCCAACAATGAAAGTAAGTTTGGCGCGTTAGTTGAGGGCAACTTTTGGCTTGGTCGTACGATGACTATTCAACAGTCGGGTAGTCCGGTCATTCAAGAAAAGTTTACGCAGATGCGTACGAGAATGGCTAAACACCTACGTTCCAAACTAGAAGAACACTTAGGCTCGCAACCTCCGCTCTACTCTGACCTAATTAATTTTGCACGATGGCCGGTTGGGTATGAACTTCATCCCCATGCTGATGCAGAGAATCCCGGCGGGAGTCCTCACCCGTATCCGTGGCGGCACTTTGCGGCTGTGGTTTATCTGAATGAAGACTACGAGGGTGGAAAGATTCACTTCCCTAATCTGGGCATTGAACTTCAGCCACAGGCTCGGTCGCTGATTATGTTCCCCGGCACTCTTCATTATTTGCACGGGGTACGTCCGGTGACGAAAGGTATGAGACATACGATTGCAAGTTTCTTAACCTTTGATGAAACCAAACACGACAGGTTTGGAGGTGCGATGTGATCGTCGTACCAGAAAGTACGATTGTTGCAATTCCTTACGACAATCGGTTTAGAAACCGTCACGATGAAGTTTTCTTTAATTTTAACGGAATGGTGACTCGGGATTGGTTTATCGAACACGCCTACCGCTGCCTTCCTTTAGTTATCGGCAATCAACATGGATTCGGAGTCAAGTCCTTGTATGACTTCTCTGTTTGGTGGACGGGCGGCAAAAATCCTGATGACGTTAAGATCGCAATTCACGATGACGAATTTTATAGAGAAAATTCTAATCTTCAGTCTGTCAAAGCACACTTTGGAATGGGGACGTTCACGGTTCAGACTGCTTTCTCTTTACGCACCCCGCCTAACGTCAGTCTGATGACAATGCAGCCACCGAACATGGGCATTGATGGGCTTCAGAACATGGTCGGAGTTATCGAAACTGATAACTTACGTCGAGACTTTACATTCAACATTAGGGTGACACGCGCTAACTCGTTGATCGAAGTCAAGAAAGGCGATGTACTTTCTGCCGTACTGCCTTATCCAAGACTATTCATAGACAACTACAAACTAATTGGCCCCGAGCAATTATTCACTGAAGAACAGATTGCAGCAGAACAGAACACAGCAAAAGCATTTGGGGAAGAAAGGTCTAAAGAAGATCCGAAGAAGCCGCACGGAGTGGGACGTAGGTATCACAAGGGAGAAGATATCTATGGTAATAAATTTATTTACCCACACCAAAGAAACTTGCGGCTACCCAAAAATAAAAAGGGTGAGGTGGTAGATGGAGACTGAAGATGATATTTTAGATTTGATTCGGGCATTGCCAGATGAAATCAACAACGCATCGACAACGACTGAATTCAAATTCTTGACAGTGGGCAGCGTCTTGTGGGAGTGTTACCACGAGATCAAACGACTACGCGATGAAAACGCGAAGTTAAAAAGGGGTGGTAAGAGACGATGATTTACTCAGGCGCGGGGCCGTTGCCCCGACATACGTATTGCTACGTTCAGCCGCACACTTTCGGTAACGGCGATTGGCTGCGCGTGTCGTGGTTTGGTTTAGTCAGCCATCCCGGTCGCACGTGGGGATGCCATGTGATGCTTGAATGCGGAGCGGTATACCGCAATGTGCCGCTGCATCGACTAGCACATAAAACTTTGGAAACGCCTTGGGCTCCTTCTGACGCACAAACATGGGACTGTTACGGATACCACTTCAGCATGGTGGAGTACCCGTTTCTTGAAGCCGTTCCTCTGCGCGTTAAGTTGCGCTCCAAAGTAGAACTAACTGGGCGGTATATGTTTACCGCCGTACCTATGCTCGACGGGTTCAGTCTGGAGCCAGAGCAATCGAAAGAGTTTTACTTTATTAAGTTAGACAACGGCAGATTTACAGCACAGCCGACTAATCACATCCTTGTGCAGGATAAGTCTTTTATCACGACATCTGAATGGCCGAGACTTGAGCGGCAGACGGAAACGTGGAGCGTTGATCCATGAGTTTCGTGACATTGGACTTTGAAACTTATTACTCGCAACAGTTTAGTCTGAGCCGGGCCACAACCGAAGAATACATACGTAGTCCGTTGTTTGAAGTCATCGGCGTGGCGATGAAGATCGACGATGACAAGACCGTGTGGTTTAGCGGGACCAAGGATGAAATCAAGGCGTGGCTTAATCAAGTAAATTGGGACGAGTCAGCACTGCTCTGCCATAACGCGATGTTTGACGGGGCTATTTTATCGTTTGTTTTTGGAATTACCCCTGCTTACTACTTTGACACCCTGTGCATGGCACGGGCTAAGCACGGCGTTGATGTAAGCGGGTCTCTAGCCAACTTGGTGAAAATGTATGGTTTGGGCCAAAAGGGAACAGAAGTTATCGAAGCCTTGGGTAAGCGTCGGCAGGATTTTTCTCCTGCTGATCTTAATCGTTACGGGGATTATTGCATTAACGATGTCGATCTTACTTTCAAACTTTTCAACCTTTTTATCGCGGATCATTTCCCGCAGTCAGAGTTAGACCTGATTGACATGACTCTGCGTATGTATACGCAGCCGGTATTGACGGTGAATGACGCGATGCTTGTTGAACGTCTTGAGGAGATCAAGGCTGAGAAGAAAGAACTTCTTGGTGGTTTGATGGGCGTTCTGCAAGTTGGGAACGAGGAAGAAGTCCGGGCGAAGTTGGCAAGTAATCCGCAGTTTGCAGCGATACTGAAGGAACTCAGCATTCCTGTGCCAATGAAAATTAGTCCAACAACCGGTAAAGAAACGTATGCACTTGCTAAAAATGACGAGGGGTTTATTGAACTCTTAGAACATGAAGACCCGCTCATTCAGCAACTCTGCTCAGTCCGGTTGGGTACGAAGTCCACTATTGAGGAGTCACGCATTGAACGCTTTATCGGTATTGGTGCTAGGAATGGCGGCAGGATACCTATCCCGCTCAAGTATTACGGCGCTCACACAGGCCGTTGGGCAGGAACGGATTCAGTCAATTTTCAAAACCTTCCGAGCCGTGATAAGAAAAAGAAAACGCTGAAGAACTCTATCGCGGCCCCTGCTGGTCATGTCGTTATCAACTGTGACTCTTCTCAGATTGAGGCGCGTGTCCTTGCATGGTTAGCGGGACAGGATGATGTCACTGCACAGTTCGCCAAGGGCGAGGATGTGTATTCGATCTTTGCGTCGAAGATTTATAAAAAGCCCATTAGCAAGGCGAACCCCGTTGAACGGTTCGTCGGCAAGACTTGTATCTTGGGATTGGGCTACGGCACAGGGGCTAAAAAGTTACAGCACACACTCAAGACGCAGCCGCCGGGTGCTGACTTGCCCGAGGAAGAGTGCAAGCGCATCGTCGATATTTACCGTGATTCCAACCACATGATCACGGACTTATGGCGAGATTGCGATAGTGCGCTCCAGCACTTTTCGTCGTGGCCTAGCAATTTAAAGTCTTATGCTATGGGCAAACACAAGTGTGTATGGGCTACCGCGTCGGGTATCCGTCTCCCAAATGAATTGTTTATACGATACCCCGACCTACGTTTGAGCGACAAGAAATACATTTACAAATCGCGTAAAGGGGTAACTTCGATATGGGGAGGCGCGATGGTAGAGAACATCGTGCAAGCCTTGGCTCGGATCATCGTCGGTGAGCAGATGCTCAAGATACGAGAACGCTATCGACCTGTCTTGACCGTGCATGACGCAGCGGTAATCGTGGCTCGGAAAGAAGAGGTCGAGGAAGCGGTTGCCTTTATAGTACAAGTCATGTCTACTCCTCCAAGTTGGGCAGAGGGTTTGCCTGTGTCTTGCGAGGCCAAGTACGGCGAGTCGTACGGGGATTGTTAATGATTCAGTGGTCATTCAGTAGTCTTAAGGACTTTATCAACTGCCCGAAGCAGTACTACCACACCAAGGTAGCGCAGGACTTTACCAAGAAAGCATCCGAACAGATGTTGTACGGGTCAGAAGTACACAAGGCGTTGGAGGATTATGTTTGTAAGGCTGTGCCACTAGTTAAAAACTATAAGCGATTTCAGCCACCTCTCGATGCGTTGCTAGAGATTGATGGTGATAGATATTGCGAATATGAGATGGCGCTCACACGGGATCGGGAGCCTTGCGCGTTTAATTCCGATACTAGGTGGGTGCGGGGTATCGTTGACT